ACCTAGTTGATGGCGCCGCCTATTTCGAGATCTGGTCACGCATTAGGGGGCTCTGATGGGTCGCAACACGCCGGAGTCATTGGCCAGGTGGAAGTCTCGCCGCAAGGAGCTTGATCGCGCTCGCAAGGCTAAGCGAGACGGTGACAAATCGGAACCGACTCAATCTGGTTCAATCCCTGAACAGGTTCGACTACTCCAAATCGAGGTACAGCGGCTCAAGCGCGAGGCTGTATCACATGCGATGGTGCGGGATGAAATCCTACATCTGTCCAATTCTAAACCGCCGATTCCCGAGTGGCTGACCGAAGATCGCTCCAAGGCACATCGATCTCCAGGCGTGCCAACGATCTTCGCATCCGATTGGCACTGGGGAGAGGTGATTGACCGAGATCAGATCGGCGGCGTCAACGCCTACGACCTGACCATTGCCCGCGACCGTGCACACCGCTTGATTGAGAGCGCTGTGGACCTGCTGAAGAATCACATGGTCCGGCCTGAGTATCCCGGCATCGTGTTCGCCATGGGCGGTGACATGTTCAGCGGTGACATCCATGAGGAGCTTACCCGCACCAACGAGGCGCCCATTATGCCCCTAGTGTTGGATGTGTGGGGCGTGCTGATCTGGTGTATCGAGCGCTTGGCCAACGAGTTTGGGCAGGTCTTCGTGCCTTGCGTTTCGGGCAATCACTCCCGCACCACCCATAAGATGACCAGCAAGGAACGGAACCACCTAAGCTTCGATTGGCTGCTGTATTCCATGCTCGATAAACATTTCGAGAAGGATTCGCGCGTTTCGTTCCTGATTCCGGAAGGCCCAGACGCGCTCTTCCGCGTCTATGGTCATCGCTATCTCCTAACTCACGGCGATCAGTTCAGGGGCGGTGACGGCATGATCGGTGCCCTCGGCCCCATCATCCGTGGCGACCACAAGAAGCGAAGCCGGAACAGCCAGATCGGGATGGAGTACGACACGCTGTTGCTTGGCCACTGGCACCAGTTGATTCAGATGCAGCGCCTCATCGTGAATGGATCCCTGAAGGGATACGACGAGTACGCGCAGGATGGTAACTTTGGCTTCGAACCTCCACGGCAGGCACTCTGGATCACACATCCCGAGAAGGGGATTACCTTCCAAATGCCGGTTCTGGTTGAAGACAATCTTGAAAAGTGCGGGCTGAACTGGGTTTCTGTCTTTGAGCGGGGTGTAGCATGAGTGTCGTGGTGTGGGACGGGAAGACGCTGGCAGCGGATCGCCAGGCTACGCTGAATGGCACCAAATGCCAAACCCGAAAGATCACCAAGCTTCCGTCCGGAGATCTTCTGGCATGGGTTGGCAGTTCGGAAAGCGGTCTCGCTCTCATGAAATGGTACTTGTCTGGTGCAGATACAGAGGCATGGCCAGAGGTGCAGAAAGGCGAAGATTGGTCTCGACTCATTGTGATCCACAAGGGAAAGGTCTGGGAGTACGAGCAAACGCCAGTGGAAATACCTCTCAGGCAGAAATTTGGGGCATGGGGAGCTGGAGCAGACCTGGCCATTGGGGCACTTGCGATGGGCGCAGATTCGGTTCAGGCGGTCAAGATCGCATCCAAATTCAACATCTACTGTGGACTCGGTGTCGATCACTACGAGGCTGCTTGATGACCCCACCCATCCCTGATCGGATCCATTCCGCCCTCATCGCGCACAACCTAAACCTCCAGCGTTATTCGGCAGGGCTCCAAGTTCGAATCGAGGCCATCCTGGATAAATTGGGCCGGGACCTGGTGTCAGAACTTGCGAATGCGGGCCTGAACACGCCACGAACGGCTTGGCAGGTTGCGCGGATGCGGGCCCTGATCAAAGCGGCGGGCATCCGAATCGACGAGACCTACCAGGGCATCCAAGCCCTGACTGGCGCCGAACTCCCGGAACTCGTACGGATCACAGGCGCGGGCGTGACAACTGCGATCAATGACGCCATCGGCGCGAAGCTGATGGTTACGCCGAAGTGGACCGCCGAGCAACTGGCATCCATCGCGGGCGATGCACTCATAAAAGGAGCTCCATCTGCGGAGTGGTGGTCACGGCAAAGCACTGGATTTCAGCAGGGTTTTGCTGATCAGATGCGGCAAGGCATGCTCCGGGGCGAAACGCTGGATCAGATGCGTGACCGGATCCTACCCAAGGTTGACCTTCGCCGGATCGCTCCCGAGTCCAGGCCATTGATATGGACGGCGCGACGGAATGCAGAATCATTGGTTCGCACGAGCGTCATGTCCGTGGCGAATGATGCCCATATGGCGGCCTATGCTGCGAACTCGGATATCATCGCCAGCCTGCAATGGGTGGCGACTCTGGACCCTCGGGTATGCATTTCATGTGGCCAGCAGGACCTCCAGACGTGGGAGATGGGGCAGAACCACATCATCCCGCCTCTCCATTGGGGTTGCCGGTGCGGAATAACGGTTATTACCAAGTCCTGGGAGCAACTCGCCCGCGAAGCCCACGGGAACAGCACCCTCGCCAAAGAGCTGGACAAGATCCCCGTAGGCGACCGCGCCAGCATGAACGGCCCCGTGAGCGGTGACACGAGCTTTGAATCGTGGTTCGGAAGTCAGAATCGGACGTGGCAGGAAGAGTATCTCGGCCCAGGCCGGATGCGCCTGTACGAGTCGGGCAAGCTCGGACTCTCGGACATGACGGACGGGAAGGGCTCGCCCTACACGTTGAAGCAGTTGGCGGCGCGTTAAATAGTGCCCAGCTCCGGGCATAGTGCCGGGTTGACGATTACTCCAGGTAAGGCGGGAAGCCTGCCTCCGCGTGATGCGGAAAACCTGGAGAAACGCAATGGCACTCGAAACCCTGGAAGGTCTGCCCGAGGAAGTCACGAAGCTGTATGCGAAGGGTGAGGACGGGAAGTTCCACCAACGCGAAGCTGGGGATGACGCCAAAGGGTTGAAGTCTGCGCTACAGAAAGAGCGTGAGGCTCGTGAAATCGCAGAGAAGGCCCTGAAGGCAAAGCAGGACGCCGAAGAGAACGCCAAACTGGAAGCAGAGCGAAAGGCGCTCGAATCCAAGGGGGAGTACGAGAAGCTCAGCGCAAAAGACAAGAAGGATCTACAAGATCTCAAAGCAAAACTCGAAACCATGGCGGCAGAGAGTGAGCGCAAAGATAAGCGCAACCTTGCTGTATCTCTGCTCGGCCCGGATGTCATTCCAGGGGACGAAGAGGCTCTGAATTATTTGGCGTCCATTTTCGAGCAGGGCATTGAGTCTGCTCAGGGCGTTTTGAAAGTCAAGGGAGACCCCGACAAAGACATTAAGGCGTATGCCACAGAATTCAAGGCAAACCCTCGCTATGCCAATTTCCTCCGTGGTTCCGGCGCGTCCGGCACTGGCGGAAACCCTAACCCGGGCGGCGGCGCTCCCGCATCAGCGCGCGCGAAGTACGACGCGCTCATGGCGAAGGCAACTCCACTCACACCCAGTGAGAACCGAGAACTCGTGGTTTTGGGCGGACAACTCCAAACCGAACTTAACAACTCATCCAAAAAGGAATAAACAATGGCCTTCAATTTTGGTCAAGTCTCCGATTTCAGCGATACCAACAGTATTGCAAACCCCATCATCGCCGCTCTCGCAAAGGCTATCGCGCTGCCCCGTTTCAAGGGCGCGCTCTATGGCCGCATGGGAGCCCCCATGGTGCCTATCCGCACCAAGCAGTATGACGTTTGGAGCCGCACGAAGACCACGCGCAACGGCGTGATCGGAACCGCTGGCAGCGGCACGGATTGGGGCACGGACTCCGATACGACCGCGCTGCCTGTGTCTGCGGATGCGGCTGCTGGTCTCACCGTGGGCCATGTGCTCAAAATCGGCTCTGAGATCGTCGTGGTCTCAGATGTCGATCACACCGGAAACACCATCGATGTGTTCGCTCGTGGCGCGGCTGGGTCTACCGCCGCTTCCCACACGACAGCGGCAGCGTTTACCGTGATCGGTTTTGCCGGTCGCGACGTGGACCTGAAGAACACTGAGAGCGTTTCCGAAGCGTCCCTGAAGTGCCCCAACTACATCCAGAGCGTGTTCGAACTCCTGGACTGGACCAAGGGTGCCGAACTGATGCGCCAAGGACTCTCCACCGAGAATGTTGTGGCCTTGCTTCGGCAGGAAGCAGCGATTCGTGTGGCTGAGACCCTCAGCAACATGGCCGTCAACGGCGTCAAGCAACTGGGAACCGCCTCCATCCCCTACATGTCCAGCGGGTTGCTTGCCAGCCTTGAGGACACTGCAGGTTCGACGCGGCCCATCCAGCGCTACAACGCCTCCAGCGCCGCCATCGACGAAACCAAACTCTGTGCGGCCCTGGATCAGGTCTTCGCGGTTGGGTCTCCCGATTCCATCGTCCTGAGCCTCTACAACTCCAACAAGTTCAAGGCGTTCACGGGCTCTGGCAAG